TGGCTGCCTTCGTTCCACTCGCGGGCCAGCTGGTGCCAGCCTTTGTTGACGTCTTCACCCAGCGGATGGGCGGTCGGGTCGGTGTCGTCGGCCGCTTCCACGCCGTTCCAGCCGACGCGCAGCATGTCCAGGGCAAACGCCTTGTTGATGAAATCGCCCACCAGGCGCAGGAACTCGCCCTCGCTGCCGGCGTTGGCCCAGACGCACAGAGTGGCCCAGTCGAGCGAGGCACACGAATCGGTCTCGGTCAGCTCGTAGGTGTTGCCGGCGACGCCGATCTTGCCGTTGAAGCGGCCATCCTTCTTGCGGCCGGTGAACAGCTTGCCGATGCCCACTTGCACTACCTGGCCCTTGATTTGGTCTACGTCGAGGCAAGTGATGAGGCCCAAGAACTCGACGGAGGCGAGCAGCGCGGCGCGCAGGCCCGTTTCCACCGGACCGGTGACGCTGAACTGCTTGGCCAGCGCATTGACGGGGATGCCGTAGGCCTTGGCCAGGGCG